CCAGGTTGGTACCCATCACCGTCAGGTGCGGCGAGTTGCGGCCGTTGCCCAGCGTGGCCACCTCGCTATGCGTGCCCCGGTAGGCCGCGAAGGCCCGCCCGCCGATCTGGCGCATGGGACCGTAGCGGTCGGACAGCTCGCCCTCGATGGCCTCCAGGCTCACCGTGTCGGTGTAGGGCAGGCACACCCAGTTCCACCACTCGCTGCCCATGGCCGCGATCACCGGGTCCATCTCCGGGTTGACCGCGCCGCCGGTGGGCTGGGTGTAGGTCGCTACCAGCCCCGCCGGGCGCTGCTCGCCTTTGACGCTGTCGCGCAGGTCGATGTCGTTGCCGGTCTCGCCACCCCAACGGCTGGTCAGCAGCACCTTGCTGGGCGTCACACCGTCGATCGCCGCCGTTACCGGCACCCGGTCATCGGTGTTCACCGCATCCACAATCGCCTCGGCCACCGCCTGCGGCTCGTCACCTCCAGTCATCTCCACCCATACGCGCCGGCCGGCGATGTACAGCGCCAGCGGCCGGGTGTTGGTCGGGCCGTCGGTCACGTCGATAGAGCCCTCGGCTTTCACCGCAAGCGCGGCGTCGTCCAGGGCGATCGCCCAGGTCTCGGTGTAGAGGTCCACGTCCTTGATGGCGCGCATCATCTCCGCCAGCATCGACCCCCGCCCGAACAGCTCGTCGGCCTCCTCCTTGCTGGTCACGCGTACCAGGCTGCCGGGCTCCTGACTGCCGCCGGCCAGCTTCTGGCCCATGACCAGCAGCTTGCCCATGAACACGGCGTTACCCGCCAGGCGGTTGTCGAACTCGATATACCAGCCCGGCACACGCAGGGAGGCCGGGATCTCATTGAATACAGTGGAACTGATCATGATTAGTCAGCCTCCTTCTGGTCAGCGGCCGCCGGCTTCGCCTGGGCCTTGGTCTTGGTCGGTGGCTTGGCTTCGACGATCGAACCCTCCGCCTTGCGGCGCACCCAGTACCCGCTCCAGTCCACCTCGGCACCCTCGGCGGGCAGCGGGCGGCCATTCTTCGGCTGGCGCACCACCAGGCCCTCGCGGGCCGGCTTGATGTATCGCTTACTCTTTTGAACGCTCAAGGTCATGTCTCCTCGTTACCCGTTGGAATGTCGGTGTAGCTCTCGGTGGCTGGGCCATCGCCCACCTCGTGGGTGGCGCTGTAGATGGCGAAGTCCGCCAGGTCGGCCAGGTCGCGCGGCGCCGGGAAGGCCATCTCCAGGCCGAACGCCATCTCGTAGACGGCCACGCCCTTGCGCTGGGCGCTGGCCGGGGTCAGCACCCGCAGCCCGTCGAACCGCAGGCTGCCCAACTGGGCGGCCGGCTGCTGGTCCAGGGTGGGCACCACCCGCTCCACGATCTCGTAGGCGCCGATCTGGCGGCTGTTGCCGCGCTGCCTGGCCTTGCCGCCGCTGGCGTGGCTGGTCACCGCGTACACCAGAAAGCGGGCCGACAAACGGCCACGGCCACGGCCAGGGTTGCCGCCGTCGAAGTACACCCACACCCCTGGCATCTTGCGAAAGGCCAGCGCCAGGGCGTCCTGGTCCCAAGGGCCAGGCAGGGTCTCGACGGTCTGCACCGTCTGCCCCAGGGCTTCCTGGATGGCGGCGACGATCGCGTCCTCGGCTTCGGCAATCATCAGTAGCCCCGCAACGTGTCTTTATCGAAGGTCCGGCCGGAGCCGGACACCACGCGCGGTTCGGCGCTGGCCGGCGGCGGCGTGTCCAGGGGCAGGTTGATCTCGCCCCGGGCGATCGCCTTCAGCTTCGCCACTGCGTCCTCGTAGCGCTGGCGCGCCTGGTCGGTGGTTACGTGCGTCTGCAGCCGGTACCGGGCAATGTCCGTGCACAGCAGCGACAGCAGCCGGGGCGTGTCCGTCACCGGCAGGCGGTAGCGGGCCGCCAGATAACCGTCAATCTCGGACGTGGCATCGGTCAGGGCCTGCTCGGCCATGGCCTCGTCCACCGCCCCGGTGTGCTCCAGGTCGGTCAGCTCGACGATCTCCGTCTCGCCGAATCGCTCGATCAGGTCGGTTACGCTGGCGTACATGGCTTACCCCTTGGCCTTGGTGGTGGTCTTGCCGGCCGCCTTCGGCTTCGCTTCCTGGTCTGCCTTGGCTTTGGCGTCCGCCTCGGCCTTCGCTTTGGCTTCCGCCTCCGCTTTCGCCTGGGCGTCACCCTCGGACGCAGCGCGCACGTCACCGATCACACCCTTGCGGACCAGGCGCTCGATCTCCTGGGCGTCCTTCTCCACGTCCAGCTCCACCTCGGCGGGTGGGCGGTGGGTCTTGCCGTTGCAGCGCAATGCCTCTTTCACTGGAAATTTCATACTCACCTCGTCGGATCAGAGGCCCGCCGCAGCGGGCCTCAGTGGATTACAGCGCGGCCACGTCCTGGATCAGGAAGCCGGACTCGATGCCGGAGAGCACCGGGGAGCGCTCGTAGGTCACCGGATAGATCCAGCTCTTGGCGTTGCGCTCGTTGTAGGGCTCCTCGACGATCGGGTGGCTTTCCAGGGTGTAGGTGTAGCCGAAGGACGGCTCCGCCCGGGAACTCACCTGCTCGGGCACGTAGGCCAGCACGGCCGCATTGCCCCAGGCGTCCACCATCTGGTCGCTGCCCTCGTTCATGTACACCGCCTCGCCGATCACGATGCGGCGCAGGTTGAACAGCCGGGCCAGCATCTCGACGGTGATGGAATCGCTGGAGGTGTACTTGAAGCGCTCCAGGATCTTCGGGTGCTCGGCCAGGGCGTTGAAGCCCGCCGCCGGGATCTCCAGCGTGTTGGGCCGGATGCCGACGATGGAGCGCACCGCCTCGCGGTACTCGCGGATCTGCTTGGCCGGGTCCGAGTTGGGGTCGGTCCACTGATCGGTACCGGCGAGCGTCACCTTGTTGTTGGCGCTGTAGTTCGCGGCGTTGGTGGCGATCTCGGCCTGCTCGATCTCCAGCGAGAGCGACATGATGTTCATGGTCTCGTTGGTCGCCTGGGTGCCCAGGTCGATGCCGGGCACCTGGTTGGCGTCCTGCATGTGCTCCCAGGGCACTTGGCCTTCCAGGGCGTCCTGCACCAGGGCAAAGGGCTTGCCCTCGTAGCCGAACTGCACCCGCTTGGTGTTGGAGCCTGGAGCGCGGCGCGTCTTGTAACGCTTGAAGCTCTCGCGGCCAAACTCGATGATCTGTCCGCCGCGCTGCTTGACTGGCACGCGGGGGAACAGGGCGAAGCCCACGCGCTCGGGGTGTTGGTAACCCTGGGCGACGTTGGACAGAATCGGGTCGATCACCCGGACCTGCTGGTTATTCATAGGCATGGTTTAACGTCTCCTTAATTCGCGTTTACGCGCCGCTTACTTGACCAGCAGCACTTCGATGAACTCACCGGCGCCGGCCGCCGAATCCAGGGTGTGGGCGGCCACCACCTCACCGCCCACGGCGGGGTTGACGATGGCCATGCCGTTGGCGTCGGACACCACGTCGTCACCCACGCTGATCGCGCCGGCGGTCTCCACCACCGTGGTGCCCAGGGCATCGACGGACAGATCCTTGCCGTCGGTGGCGTCGAAGGTGGCGACCCCCAGGGCCTTGCCACCGGAGGCGGCAACCTGGGCGCCGTCGTAGCCCACAAAGCGGTGGGCGGTGACTGCACCGGCGGCGATCACGGTCAGGGTCAAAAGCGGAATTTTCTGGCTCATACGGCACCTCCTCGCTGGACGGCACGCACGGCCGTCACGTAGTCACACGTGTTGCGCTCCTGGTAAGCGAGCGCCTGGCGGTGCAGTCGCACCTTGTCCGGGTCGGCCTGGTAGCCGTCCGGGGTCTCGAAGCTCGTGGTGTCCTGGTCGTCGGCGTTGCCGGCGGCCCGTTCGCTGTAGTCAACGGCCTGGGGCAGCTCCTTCAGGAACCCCTCCAGGAAGGCCCGGCCGGTGGTCTTCACCTTGTCGTTGCCCTCGCCGAACTCCAGCGCGCCCTCGGCGTCCTGGTTGGCCATGAATGCCACCAGGCCGTCGCGGTGCTTGGGCAGCACGCGGCCTCCGGTCACCAGTTGGTCGACCATCTTGGCGCTGGTCTCGGCCTGCTGTTGGCGGGTGCGCTCGGCGAACTCCGCCTCCTGTTGCTTGATGCGGTTCTCCCGCGCCTCGATCTCCTGGCGCTGGCGCTCCAGATCTTGTTTATCCACGTCGTTCACCTCCTGGGTGGTTTGCGGTTTCGGTTTCGCGGGCGTTGCGGCCTCGCTGTAGGCGGGTGAGTCGGGCGCCTCCAGGTGCTCGATCTCAAAGTCGGGTAACACCCGATCGGCGACCTCCAGCCCCTTCTCGCCGATCAGGTGATCGCGCAGCGCCCGGAACAGCCGCTGCACCATCCCGGCGCGGACCTCGCCGAACTCCAACTCCACCACATCGGTGTCGCCGTCGGCGAACTCGATCTGTTTCAGGCCCTTGATGGCCGGCGGCTGGGCACCCAGAAAGCCCACATGGCGCAGGTAGTAAACGCCGGGCTTGGGGTTGGCGGGGGAATCGGGGCGGTAGAAGCTCGCGGACACCTTCTTGAAGCGGCCGGCTTCCACCAGCTCGGCGAACTGCGGCTCCACCTGGTCAGGCTCGGCCTCCAGGCTCTCGCCATAGCTCAGCGACTTGACCCAGCCATAGGCCGGGTGGTCATGACTGGGGTGGCCCACAACGATGGGCGCTTCATGGAGCGCCGGGTCGTAGGCTTGGGCGGATGCGCGCAGCTCCGCCTCGGTAAAACCGATGGTCTCGCCGGACATCGCTGTGTGCTTGCCCG